TCTTCCGATCTCTCCCTGACACGATCCGAGACGATGCTGGACAGTCCGTTTAAGACCCGACCTAATCCGAGTCAATGACAACTAAGACCAAAAAGAGCAAAGTCCTCTATGGGGAATTAAAGCCACGCCTTCACAGCCCGTGGTTAAAGGGCGAGAGCTTAGGCTCACAGGTTGCTGAGTTAGCAGAGCGTATAAATCAGCCTTTGCTCGAATGGCAGAAGCTGATCCTTGATGACATGTGCAAAATTGATAAGGAATCGCTATTCATCCGTAAGACCAGCCTGTTGCTCATCGCTCGTCAATCAGGAAAGAGCCATTTGGCTAGAATGAGGTGTCTGGCAGGTTTATTCATGTTCGGTGAAAAGGACATCCTTATCATGTCCTCTAATAGAGCTATGGCAATGAAGTCCTTTAACATTATGGCGGACATTATTGAACGCAATGACTGGATGAGGTCACAGCTCAAAGATGGAGACCCTAAGAAGGGTATTCGTAGGACTAACGGAGATGAGCGAATCATCCTTGCATCTGGAGCACAGCTTGAAGTGGCAGCGGCAACCTCTGACGGAGCAAGAGGAAGAACCGCCGATTTCCTATGGATCGATGAATTACGCGAGGTGTCTGAGGCTGCTATGGATGCCGCGAAAAGCGTAACCCTTGCACGCAAAAACAGCCAGCGTTTATTTACTAGCAATGCTGGAGATGCGTGGAGCACAGTACTCAATTCACTGCACGAATCTTGCAGAAACTACCCACCTAAAAGCTTGGGCTATTACGAATATTCTGCACCAGATTTTTGCGACATATGGGATAGAAAAGCCTGGGCTATGGCGAATCCCAGTATGGGGCACCTAATCACGGAAGCGGCTATTGAGGAAACTATCGCATCCTCGACGGCAGATGCTGCTCGCACGGAGACCTTGTGTCAGTGGATAAGCGCATTAAATTGCCCCTTCAGTAATGATGTGCTTGAGGCTAGTTCGGATAGTACTTTAGAAATGTCAGTTGGAGCTTATACAATATTTGGATTCGATGTCAGTCCTTCTCGGAGAAACGGATCTCTTGTTGCAGGGCAATTGCTTCCGGACGGAAGGATTGGCATCGGAATACTTGAAACCTACAGCTCACAGGTTGCTATCGATGAGCTGAAGATGGCTGCATCTATAAAGGCATGGTGTGACATCTATAAGCCACGAATGGTTTGTTTCGATAAGTACGCGACTCAGACAATCGCAGATAGATTGGCTAACTCAGGTGTCGTGGTCGAGGATGTTTCAGGACAGCAGTTCTATAAAGCGTGCGGGGACTTGCTCGAAGGATTGACCAATCTTAGGGTCGTTCACAATGGGCAGAAGTCGCTCATTGAACAGTTTCAGAATACTGCGGCTAAGCAAAACGACTCAGCGTGGAGAATCATAAAAAGGCGCAGCAGCGGCGATATTAGCGCACCAATTTCACTAGCCATGTGTGTAACTAAGCTAATGATCCCTCAACCTAAGCCACAGATTTACGGTTAGACACGCCCTAGCATGTTGTCTAATTACTTGACAAATGATACACTTTATGACTATGGGTCTATTCCGCAAAACTGAAGCAATCTCTGAAGATAAGCGTTCATCGCTTTTAGCGCAATATGCCCCTTCTATTATGGGAGAAAATCTTAACTCCCTTTATAACTACATCCTCCCTCGTGTTAATCGCAATGAGGCAATGTCAGTTCCATCCGTAGCTAAGTGCCGTAATTTACTTTCAGGTGTTATCGGTGGATTACCTCTTAACCTTTACCGTAACTCAACAGGTGAAGAATTAGGCAACCCAGTCTGGGTTGATCAGCCAGCTCTTAATCAACCACGCTCTGTAACAATGGCGTGGACTGTAGATTCATTGATGATGTATGGCGTTGCATACTGGCAAGTGACAGAAGTCTATGCAGAAGATGGCAGACCTTCTCGCTTCCAATGGATTCCAAATGTTAAAGTTACATTCACCACAGATCTTTATGGCATGACTGTCACGCAATACTTTATTGATGCGGTTGCTATACCTATGTCAGGGCTTGGCTCGATTGTAACCTTTCAGTCATTCGATGAAGGAATCTTAGAGCGTGGATCTGAAACAATTAGAGCTGCAATCGACCTTCGTAAGGCAGCAGTATTAGCAGCCAGCACACCAATGCCTTCTGGAGTATTGCGTAACAATGGTGCAGACCTAGATCCTAAAGAGATCGCTGGACTTCTTGCAGCATGGAAGAATGCGCGTAACAATCGCTCAACTGCATACTTAACATCTACCCTTGAATATCAGCCAACATCATTCTCACCAAAAGATATGATGTATGACGAAGCGCAACAGTTCTTAGCAACTGAAATTGCTCGTCTATGCAACATCCCAGCTTATATGCTTTCGGCAGAAGCCAACTCATCAATGACTTATGCCAATGTACTTGATGAGCGCAAGCAATTTTTTTCGATGAGCCTTGCACCATATGTAAATGCAATTCAGGACAGGCTCTCAATGGATGACATCACCGCTCGTGGAAATTCTGTGCGCTTTGATGTGGACTCATCATTCTTAGCAACAGAACCAATGGAGCGCTTGCTAGTAATTGAAAAGATGTTATCTCTAGGCTTGATCACAGTTGAACAGGCTATGGAGATGGAAGACCTAACACCTAACGGCAGTGAAGGAATCGAATAATGGAAAATCAAGTTATCCACTTCTCATCTGGCTTAATTGCCAATGTTGAAGAAAGACTAATCTCCGGCAAGATCGTGCCAGCAGGTACAGGCGAAGTCGGTAATACTTCAGCAGGCAAAGTCGTATTTGAGAAGGGCGCAATCGCACTTCCAGAAGATCCTAAGACTGTGAAGCTTCTTAATCAACATGACTCACGCCAACCACTAGGCAAGGCAACACAATTCACAGAGCAAGAAGACGGCATCTATGCATCTTTCAAGGTATCACGATCTAATCGTGGATCTGAAGCTCTTATCCTTGCAGAAGAAGGCTTGCAGTCTGGTCTGTCTGTAGGTGTAGAAGTAATCAAGTCAAAGCAAAAAGGCAATGTTATGTTTGTATCAGCTGCCAAGTTGCTTGAAGTAAGTTTGGTAACGGAGCCAGCGTTTAAGTCGGCTCAGGTTATCGATGTAGCAGCTGAGGAAGTCGAAGGACATCCTCTAGCACCAACCCAACCAACAGAAAGCGAGACAGCTGTGGAGAATACTCCAGAGACAGTTGCAGCACCAGTAGAGGCAGCAGCGGTTGAAGCTGCTCGTCCAACTGTTGTTACAGCAACTACATTCGTGCGCGAGCGCGTAGCACCAATCACTTCAGCACAATATCTAGAAGCAAACATCAAGGCAGCTCTTGGTGATGACGAAGCACGCCGCGTAGTTCGCGCAGCAGATGATTCAACATCAACAAACACAGGTCTTACACTTGCACCACACCTAGACACATTTATCACAGATACATTTACTGGTCGACCAGCTTTTGAAGCTGCAACCCGATCAGCTCTCTTGCCATCTGGTATGTCATTCACAGTCCCTCGTCTTTATACCAATGCAGATCCTGCAAACGTTGCTCCAACAACTGCAGACACTAACGAAGGCGCAGCACCATCTGAAACAGGAATGACCTCAAGCTATGACACGATCGACATCAACAAGTTCAGTGCGCTAAACCGAGTGAGTTTTGAGCTCGTTGACCGCAGCCAGCCTGCCTTCATGGAGCTTTTGATGGCGGAACTTCGTAAATCTTACGAGAAGGCTACAGATGCAGCACTTCTAGCAGCTTATGTTGCTAATGGAACAACTGCAGCAACTACAGCAGCAACAGCGGCTGGATTGCAGTCATTCATCTCAGTAGAAGGCGCAGCAGCATACAAGGGTACTGGCGGAGACTTTGCTAACAAGCTAGTCGCATCGACAGACGCTTGGGCAGCAATTACAGGTTTCGCAGATACTACTGGGCGCGCATTGTATTCAGCACAGGGCGCAACACAGAACGCTTCAGGTGCAGCAGTAGCTTCATCTGTTCGCGGAAATGTATTAGGCACAGACCTAATCGTTGATCACAACATCTCAACATCTGGCGTAATCGACAACTCAATGTTCTTGGTTGCACCATCTTCAGTCTATGTCTGGGAATCACCACAAACACAGCTTCGCGTTAATGTTCTTACATCAGGCGAGATCGAGATCAACCTTTACGGATACCTAGCAATCTATCTTGCTAAGTCAGGCAAGGGCGTTCGTAAGTTCAACCTAACTTAATAGGTTACTAAGTCGCTCTAGGGGGTCAGTAGCCCTCTGACTCCCTAGAGTCTTTAGAAAGGAAAAGGAATGGCACTCACTACAGTCGCAGAACTCCGATCAACCCTCGGAGTCGGTACGCTGTACCCAGATGCCACCTTGCAAGAAGTTTGTGATGCAACAGATGCAGTTCTACTGCCTATGCTATGGACTAACTCTTATTTCAATATCGCACACAGCAACACAGCCACGACTGGCACTCTTTACTTTGAGGACAAAGTCGAAAAGGTTTTTTATGTTGGTCAAGTAGTGAACATCGCGGGCAACGGATCAAAGCACAATGGCAATAAGACTCTCACTGGAGTAGGCGATTACAACATCACTTATAACATCACAGGCAATAACAATGTGCCAGCAGTAGAGCATCCAGTCCAACCTTTTGGCACAGTATCAGGCGATACTTATGTGGATTACACTTTAGATGCAGCAGTTCAGAATGCAGCTTTGATGATCGCTGTTGAGATCTGGCAAGCGCGTACAGCCACCCTTTCAGGCAGTAACGCTGTCGATTTCCAGCCCTCACCTTATCGAATGAGCGCGCAGCTACTCGCTAAGGTAAGAGGATTGATCGCTCACGCATTGAGCCCTAATTCGATGGTGGGCTAATGCCTGTTGCCGTCACTACTCTTAGAACCACATTAGCAACCGCGTTAGTCGATAACGCTAAGTGGCAGACCTTTGCCTTTCCACCGGCAACAGTGCTTGCTAACTCTGTGATTGTTTCTCCAGATGATCCTTATTTAACACCTAGCAACAATCAACACATCACCATTAGCCCTATGGCTAACTTTAAGATTGTTATGACAGTGCCATTGTTTGACAATGAGGGAAACCTTAACGGGATTGAGGACACAGTCTGTGGCGTGTTCGCAAAGCTCGCAGCATCATCTTTAACCTATAATGTAAGCGCTATCAGCGCACCAAGTATTCTCAACGCTGCATCGGGAGACCTTCTCAGCTGCGAGATGTCCGTATCAATCCTAACGAGTTGGAGCTAAACATGTCCGAGTGGGAACAAGAAAACGCTGACTTCCTGAAGAAAATCGGGCAAGTAAGCACACCAGCACCAAAGCCAGTAACTACTAAGAAAGACGAGGAATAATCTCATGGCTGTATTTCTAAACAACAAGGTCGGCGTGAAGATTAACACTGTTGATCTTTCTGACCATGTCACAAGCATTACACTTAACCGCACATTCGACGAGCTAGAAGTCACAGCAATGGGCGATTCTTCACACAAGTTCGTTAAGGGCTTAGAAGCATCGACTGTAACAATCGACTTCCTAAATGACACAGCTTCAGCGAATGTATTGGCAACACTACAGGCAGCATGGGGAACCACAGTCACATGTGTATTCCTACAGGAAAAGGGAACAGCAGTCTCAGCGACTAACCCTCTTTACACTGTTTCATTGCTAGTCAATAACA